TTTCCAAGGGTCATATTTAGGAAAGCCACGCTTACGACTTGATCGTGATTTTGCTTCTCTGCCTTGGCTAGTCCAGCCGCTATCTAAGCCTGAAATCCTTGCACGAACCATGCCCTTTGCTCGGTCTGAAATACTTTGCATTGCAGGGTCAATTTCCTCAAGCATGTCCTTATAGAGGTCAGGGGCAAAGTTCTTAAGACTGTATAAAGTCTCATCTAGCCCTGCGACCTCTACTGGCATTTTCCATCCTTTTTGCGTCCTCTTTTAGAACGTTTAGTGTTGCTAAAAGTAACGATCTGTCCATATTAATATATTCGCTATGCGGTATGCCTGTTCTAACTGCTAATAAAGCAATTAAATACGTCGTGTCATACCGCATTACCCATTTGGGGCGTCAGCATCCAAAATCTCTACCTTAGATAGAGTTTCTAAATACTTGTCCCCAAATGGTACGACTGTAATTCCGGAACGTCTTTCGGCTTCCCATGCGAGCCAATAGATATCCGATTGTCTTTCCTCATCTCTGAATCTCTTATGAAACCCAGTCTTAAATTGTTGTTCAAACGAATACTCAAGTGCAGGGCTAATATCGTAATCCGATACGTCGCCTGAAGCCTTTGTCACTCTGAGTTTAATCATTTAATCTCCTTAGAATGTACCTGTTGTCGCAACTGTAATTGCGCCGTTAACAGTCCATGTTACATCCTGAGTACCAAGATCGCCAACTCCGCCGTTAATGTCGGTGGTGTTATTTACTAGGCAAGTCATTGTATAAAGAGGGTTAGTTGCTGAAACCGCAGTTCCTTTTTCTTGCAAAAGAACGACAGTTACTGAAGTACCCCAAGCGGCTTGCAAAGTTGCAAGAACGTTTGCTGAAGCGGTGTCGTTAAGGAATGAAATTGAAACGTTTGAAGTCTCAAGCCCTTTTACATATTTTTCACCGGAATCGCCCATGGCGGTTACAGATAATTCATTGAATGATCTGTTTAGGGTTACGCTTGTTACGTGGTCTGAAAGATCGACAGTATTAACCTTTACGCCGACCTTGTTATTTAGAAATACAGCCATAGTGGTTATTCCTCATCTTTCTTTGAGATTGGTTTAGGCTTTTCTGTTTTTGCTACTTGCCCGACTTTTTCAAGCCAAGCCTTGTCCTCTGAAGGAACATCATAAATTTCGGTCATGTTTTATCCCCAACTTGTCATTATAGAAATTGTTAAATCTGCACTTAGCATTTCCCCTGCACTTGCTGATAAAACATTGGGTGCAGATATATTGCCGACGCTAATTTTGAGGGTAGTAATTGCTGCAAGTTTATTAAAAACACCGACGGCAAAATCCTCAATTCCGTTTAAGTTTCCTTGATTGTCTAGCATTGGAACAATCATTACTAAACGAAAATTTACTTTTGGTGCAACGCTTGAATAAATATTGTTGCTTGGTTCGATATATGGGTCATCCGGTTGGATAATTAGTGAATTTGCAATGGGCGAGGCAGGTGGATATGAAAACACCTGCCATACCCCGCTATTTTCCAATAGCGTCGCAAGGGTTGATCTGAGAGTTGTAACGGCAACTGTCATCAGCCAACCAAGCCATTAGGTGATAAATGATTTGCTAATATTCCTCTTACTCTTGCGAGTAAAGTATTTCCAAGGCGGTAAGGACTGGGTTGGAAGTCAGGTGAAATTCCCCCTGCGCTTGATTGCTGCCTTGCTTGCCAAATATCAACTGCGATCATGAGGCTGGCTTCCCTAATTTCGGGAACGTTTCCATATGCAACGTAATCGGTTGCTGCTACTGTTCCAAATGGATTAGTTGCGTGTAATGGCTCAACTGTTGAATGAGCAGTTGGGACTGTAATTGTAAGAGGTGTAATGCTTGAAATAGTTTTACTTCCGTTAAAAGTTGCGCCGTTACCGCTTATTGTAACTGTTTGTCCAACAAAAAATCCATGAGGTGAATCAAAAGATAAAGTACCAAAACCAACAATATGAGAATGACCTGAATTATATTTTTGGTTTTTCCATAAAAAATCACTAACTATGTTTTGAGCAGTTTGGCAGACTTCCTCAACAACACTACTTTGGTATAAATTTCCAATACCCAATACTGAACGGAGTTCCGCTTCAGTAACCCATGTTGCCGCCAATGTCTTTTCCTCTCTTAAAGTAAAGGGGCGAAGGCTTCCAACGCCCCTTTACAGATGATTCCTATTTAAGGAAGTTTATGCAATCATCCACTTGTAAGCACCAGCGTTTACCTTATTGGCAATCGCGCCGTAACCATAATATGCAACATCAATTTGACCTGAAGCAATTACGTTGGTTTCCAAGCGATACTTAGTTGACTCAAACCATGTGAAGGATTGAGGATTTACTACGATAATTGAGCCGTCTCCAACGCCACCTAAGTAACGGGATACGCGAAGGTTTAATCCACCAATGTTGCCGCGGATATTTGTAGGAGTTAGATTTCCTGAAGCGTTTTGAGGATTAATTGTCTGAGTAAATACTGCTCGGTTTGAGCCATCTACTAAGCCCATTAATGCGCCCCATTGATCAGGTGAAACAACAATGTTTTCAGCGAAACCAAGAGTTCCGGAATAAACTGAAACTGCTGCATCAGCAATAAAGTCTTGAATGTTTGCTGCTGACATTGTTCGGTTACCGCCATCAGTTGCAACTGCTGATAATGTTGCGCCAACTGCTGCGTCTGTTGCGCTTGCATATGCAAACTCCATTTGACGAACTAACTCTGCAAAGAACGCAGGAGATGATCTGTCCAATAATTCTACGGAAAATATTTGACGTCCCGCATATTTTTTAACGTTTACAGATAAAAATGAAACGTTTTGGTCAGTTTGTGATGGTGCTGCGCCTTCGGCTGTCTCGGCAACTGTTGGTACTTGAGTTAACTTAGGAATTTCAAAAGTCATTCCTGCGTCAGGTAATGCCGCTGTTGAAATTGAATCAATAAATGGACGATCAGCATTTGAAAGAGGGTTAATTATCTCGGTCAATTGACGTGTAGGAATAAGTCCTGCGTTGTCAGTTGTATCTGCTGCTGCACGTAGATACTGACGTGCATCCTCATCATTTAGATATTGCGCACGAAGGGTGTTCTCTAGGAATTTTTCCTTTGATAATTCAATGCGTGGCTTTGTGTAAATTGGTGCTGCTACTGTTGGACGAGAGGCTTCAACCGCAGGGGTCTCTACTACCTCGGACGCAACAGTTGTTTCAGGCTTTGTGTTTTCCACAATTTCCTCATTTTCTGTTTTGGTTTCGGTTGATTCTGCCTCTGCGTTTGACGCAGCGACTGAAGTGACGGCGGCACTTTCGAAAGCGGCAGCCTGTACTAGGCTAACTTCCATAAGTCTCGCAGCACTAACTCTGTATATTCCGTTACTGTTTTTTCCTTTAATAACTTCCACTCCAACACTTAAGCCGGAACGTAATGATTCGCTTGCCTCAATAAGGCTGTCAGTTCCTCGAGTTGTATTGCTTACCTTAAATTCAGCAAACAAACCTGATGAATCCTCGGTTATCGATTTCATGCGCCCAATTGGCATTTTTGCGTCATGCTCAAGCAATAATTTTACTTTGCTTGGCTCATCAATTTGGATTGAACCTTTTTCAAATATAACTTTACCTACTGAAGTATTTCCAATTTCATTTTCGTACGGGACAATTTTTCCAGCAATTACTCTGCGAGACTCTGAAGCCTCTAAATCTGCACTAAAATTAATTATTTCCATTTGGGCTTAGTTCTTCCATTTCTCTCGCTTGTTCAACTGTTATTAACTCAAGTGCTAACATTTTTTCAATTACTGCTAGACGCTCAAGTGGGTTTGCTCTTAAAAATCCTGAATCCATGTCAAACGCCACGAATTGTGTGTTAGGTGTTATGTCGTCCATGCTAAGACGAGATTCCACGCATGTAATGTAAGGTTGCAAAGTTAGGGAAACAAACTGACGTCTTTCGTCTTGGACGTTAGAGTATGTAAATGAGGAATTGATATCTGCGTTTATGTAATACGCATTAACGTTGCAAAGTCTTGCCACCTGAACTGCCATGTACTGCAAACTATCGTTATAGGTCATGTCCTTCGGTGAAAACGAAGTTGGTTGAAATTCTAAACTTGAAGTTAGATAAGCGGTTGATCTTTCAGCACGACTGCGACGCCAAGCGGCTAATAATCCGGCAACTTCCTTATCACCTAAGTCAGCACCATTATTTTTCAATATACCGGCAGGAGTTGGAACGGCTGCTGCGTTTGCTGCTGCTTTTTCCAAATCAATTGCTGCTCGCAAAATTCTTGCGCCGGCGTGTAAAATTCCATCAATAGGTGATTGGAAGGTGACAAGTGAGCCAATTCCCGACATTGGTCTTTCAACGCCATCAACTGTATAAAAATCTACAAAGGTGTTATTTTTATTTAATTGCACTTGAACTCTAGTATTATTAACAAAATCGAAACGTGATGGGCGCAGGTCATCCTGATATACCTCGGTTACTTCTAGATACCCGCTACCATAAAAAAGTAATGCGTCAATTAAGGCAGTAATAATTACCGAGTTAGGTGCTGACTTAGATAATTGATTTACCCAAGGTAAATTTGGTAATTCCTCTTTAGTTGCCTTTGAATAAGTTTCTAATTCCATTACGCCAATTGTTGTTGCAATTAAATTACGGCAACGCATAACCGCAGGAACAGAAATTGCTTCGTCTCTACCTACTGATTGGAAAGGAGTAAACTGAGCATAATAATTGAAAGGGTCAGCGACAACAGGCGGGGCTAATTGCGCTGTTAAGTTTGTTTTAGGTGATAAACCGACTAAATCTCGAAAAAATCCCATTGGTGAAGTATATCACAAACCTTAGACATAAATCTTAGGAACTGAGATGGGTTTGCTCAACATGTGGACAATCATTGCAGTTGAAATACTTGCTGCAACGCATCCAGCGGATTTCCTTCGAATAATTCGCCACGAAGCATCTGAGTATTTGGCGGCAGCGTTATTCATTGACGAAACCCATTCGGGTTGACCTGAGTGGATTAATCTCAAATTAGAAAGGCTGTCAGCAAGTTCACCACATGCTTGGTAAAACGATTGTCCGGATATGTCAATTAACTTTTGACCTGATTGCTCAAGTTTTTGGGCGATAAACGCAGTTGCGTATTTATCGTAAGCAATTTGAACCGGTCTGTATTTCATAGCCCATT